ACCTGCCTGCGCGTGTCGATCACGGGAGTCATCTTGTCCGGCCTGGGCAGCCACATCGCAATGGTCTCCCCCCGCGGCCCGTCCCGTCGCTCCCGCAGGATAAACGCGTTGCCATCCAGGTTAAGATAGGTCAACAGCATCTCGACAAAGTCATAGTGGCTTTGTCTGGGGTTGGGCATGTCCAAAACGGTCTGCAAAGGGCTGTCCTCAAAGATCTCGGTCTGCCCCCGGGTCAGCCGCCGGTGAACCTGCAATCTCGCGCTGGGTGCCGTCCGGGCGATCTCCCGCACGGAGGCATACACCACCGCGTTGCGCTTATACCCCTCTTCGCAGTAAGTCTCATAGTCCACCAGCCGCACCACCTCCACCCCGTTGGAGTTGATCGTGGTCACGGCATAGCGCTGCCCCCGCACCGCCTTGCCCCAGATCCGCAGCGTCCGGAAAACGTCCGCGCCCGTCCGTGTCAGCCAGTTGCGGTTCGCCATCAATGCACCCCGCTCCGCCCGCTCCGGGCCAGTTGGTTAAATGCCCCTGCGGCCGCGTCCACCTGGTCGTCATTTTTGCCCTTCGGGAACATCATCAGCTCGTCAATAAATTCCCGGTTCCAGGCCGCCTTCACCAGGTGCACCAGCCCCGCTTCGCAGGCGTTGGAGAGCGCGCTCGCCCGCACTTCTTTGCTTTTGTTGCCCACCAGGTCCGGTTGGATCGGCCGCCCCTCCATCTCCTTCACCAGGTTGATGGCCGCTTCTGGTCCCGCTGAGCCGCCCTCCACCTCGTGCCAGGCTCGGGTCGTCGGCCCCGGCAGCGTCAAGTCCATATCGATCATCGTCCTGATTTTTTTGTTGCGCCGATAGATCGAGAGTTGCTCCCGGACCACATGCTCAACGTAATACCGCCCGTCGGCGGTCTTGCTCATCAGCACGCCCGCGGTATAGTCCCCGCCGCCCTCTTTTCCCGCCTTATCCCAATATCGCACCCGGGCAACCACCTTTTCGGGCGCTTTCTCAACGATGTCAAACCACTCCGGCTTAAACATCGCCCCCTCGCGCTGGATCGGGCTCTGCCCATACAGGGATGACCAGTCATGCGGCCCAACGTTCGCTTCGATCCTCGCCAGATCGGTCACGTCATATTTTTCCGGCCACAGCGCCTCCCCCTCTGCCCGCCCCAGTTGATCCGCCTCGTCCGTCCAGATCCCGTTGAGCAGCATGTCAGCGTGATATTGTTCAAAAGTCTTCTCCTCCGGGGGTGTTGGTCTTTCCCAGGTCGCCGGGAGGTTGATCACGGTATACTGATCCGCCATCGGGTCAGACACCATCTCGGAGAGCAGCCGCCCAGCCAGGTCGTCCGGATGCCACCGGGTCAGGATGATCACCACTGCGCCGCCCTGCTCCAGCCGGGTATAGGCCGTTGAGGTCCACCACTGCCAGACATAATTTCGCCGTGCCTGGCTCTCCGCTTCCTCCCGGTTCCGCACCGGGTCATCCACCACCAAAAGATGCGCTCCCGTACCGGTGATCCCGCCGCCCACGCCCGCCGCCACCACCCCGCCGCGGTTCGGTTTCGCCAGGTCCCAGGCCGTCACGCTCCGGCTGTCATCCGACAGCTCCACCGGAGCATCCATACTGGACATATCGCCAAAAACACAGCCGTACCGCTGGTCCATCACCAGATCACGAGCTGCCCGGCTGTTGGCGTTGGCCCGGTCCCCGTTATACGAGGTCAGGATGATCCGAGTATCCGGCCGCCGCCCCAGCAGCCAGGCCGGGAACTGCCTCGAGACCAGCTCGGTTTTGCCGTGTCGCGGCGGCATAAAGACCATCAACCGCCCGATGCCTTCCTTGCCGCCGGTCGCGATATACCGTCCCACCTGCTCCAGAGCCTCAGCGATCAAAACATGGTGAGGATACGCCTGATACCAGGTGCTGACATACTCGGCAAAATCCACCAGATGCCGCCTGGCCTGCTCCCGCCGGATCCGTTCCAGTTCCGCCGCCTCAGGGGTCACCATCACAGCCTGCTCAGTCACGAGACCCTCCACTTTCAAGCCGAGGATCATCATCCATTATTGTGTCATTGCGAGGAGGCAAAGCCGACGAAGCAATCTCGGTTTCAGGCGGATCTAACTGGGCAGCATCAAGTTGCTCCAGTGCAGTGCCGCCTTCCGATGAAGGCGGCTCAGGCGCGTCCGATTCCTTCAGCGCCGCCGCCCGCCTGGCCAGCTCCTCGTCGCTCAAAGCGCTCAGGTCATCGTCTTTCACCGCCCGCTTGTCATTAAGGCTGACGTCCTTCCGCGGCGTGTAGTCCCCGAGCATCTCAAAAAACAGCCTGCGGTCCTTGTGCGCCTTATAATCGGGGTCCATCGCCACTGCCACCAGCGCCTCGATCACGTCCCGCCGGTGCGCATAGAGCGGCGCGCTCTGCATCATCGAAACCACGTTATCGATGTCAGGATTTTTCTTCCGCCAGGTATAGATCACCCGTGGGCTTTTCAACCCCAAAACCTCGGTCGCCAGGTCGGTCACGCTCCCGGGCCACCGGCTGGCCTTCGGGCTGGCCTCCCACGCGATATACGCCGCCACCCGCCAGTCATAGCCCATCTCCCGCAGCCGCACGTAATCATTCAGCCAAAGGGTGGCATCGTGGCAAGCTGGTGCGTCTGGAGACCCCGGCCCAGGCGCAGCAACCCCATCCTTCCGCGTCTCAATCAGCGCATCCAGCGCCCCCATCGCCGCCATACTGACGCGTTGAACCTCCTCCGGCGTCATCCCCTGATGTTCTTCAGGGTCCGGAAGGTCCAGCCGCAAAGCCAGCTGGATCAGTTCCTGGGGGTCATGCTTCCTGATCGTCACGCCACAGCGCCTCCAACCAGTTTCTCAAGTTTCCGCTCCAGCTCGGTCACCCGTTCGCGCAGCAACGCGTTCTCTGCCTCCAGATGGGCGATTTTCCCATTCCGGTCCGCAAGCTGTCGTTTAAGCGCCATAATTTCCTCGTGCATCCGCTCGGCTTCAGTGCTCTTCATCGCGTTCTCTTTTCTCAGCTCGTTAACCACCCCGTCCAGCCGCCCGATCTCACAGATCAGTCCGGCATTCTCGGCCCGCATCTTGCTAAAGTCCTGCTGCAAAGCGCCGATTTGCGCGTTTTGCGCCTCAACCAGCTTCCCCGCCGTCGAGGAAAAAAGCTCCGAGAGCTGGGCATAGTTCAAGGCGCTTGCATGGTCCGCATCATCCTGCGCCTTCCTGGTCTCCGCCTCGCGCAGCGGTCTATCAATCCGCGCCTTGATCAACAGGCTGATCACGCTGCCCGCGCCCAGCGCCGTCAACAACAGCCCAACCGTTGCCCAGTCCATCGCCTAAAAAGGCTCTGTCCGGCTGTAGGATGTCCCGATCAAGGGCACCTTGCCGCTGGCCAACACCTCATGCGTCCCCCGGCTGACCCAGTTCTGCATCACATATGCAAAAATGAGGGTCAAAATCTCCGCCAGTTGGGAGAGATGAGCGTCAACGCCAGCGATGTTAAGATCAGGCGAGACGATCTTGGTCACATACAAAGTGATCAGTCCCGCCAGGTTAATCCCGGCCGCCCATGTCCCGGCCGTGTCGTCTTTGACCACGCCAATCGCCTTAAGCACGTTGATCACGATTGCAGCCAGCGCCGCAAACCCGCCCAGCGTCACAAACTGAGCCACCACCGCCCAAAAATCCGGGTCCGGATCAAGCTGTGAACCATCGAGGCTCAACGGCGCAGCCGCCATCAGCAAGGGCATCAGCATCAAAAGCGCCAGCAGCATCCCCAACTTTTTAGATCTCACACTTTTCACCACACACCTCCATCTTTTTTTGTCACTGCAAAGGGTTGCGAGGAGGCAAAGTCGACGAAGCAATTTCATCCGGCTTTACCGTCTCTCCACCATTGCGGGCACAGGAATCGAACCTGTTGTCTCTGGGATATGAGCCCAGCGAGTAAACCATTTCTCCCGCCCGCCTCCTCACCAATCACCACTCACTACTGTTAAACAACAAACGCCCCGTCACCGGGGCAGGCGATCCTGCGGGTCAGGCGGTGCCTGAAAAATCCACCGGTGACGGGGCGCTCATCTCCCGTCGGGGCCCGAACTGCATCGGGCTTGCACTTTAATCCTATACCTCCCCCGGCGTGCCGTCAATCGACAGAGCGTTCAAACTGAGGAGGCATCAAGCCTCCTCAGTGCAGTGCCGACCTCATGGGAGGTCGGCCAATACCTCACTCACCCGAAGGGTGCTCTTTGAGCAAGAGTGCTCTTCGAGCAAGCCTCCTCAGTGCAGTGCCGACACCTGTCCCCGAGGCGTAGCCGGAGTGGGATCATGGGAGATCGGCCAATACCTCACTCACCCGAAGGGTGCTCTTTGAGCAAGAGTGCTCTTCGAGCAAGGCCCATCGGCGCAGTGCCGACACCTGTCCCCGAGGCGTAGCCGGAGTGGGATCATGGGAGGTCGGCCATTTGTTTACACGCCTCCTCAGGGCAGTGCCGACCCCACCCGAAGGGTGCTCTTCGAGCAACGAGAACCCGGCCAATGGCTCCCCTTTAACGCACAAGACCCCCGGCGTCGCCTGGGGGTCTTGCTCACCAAACCCAATACCAAAAAGGAGATTACTGATAATGCCTGATGGCGGGAAATTCGCATCTCCCGCCATCTTTTACGGAGGATATACCATGTCGCAGAGGGTTACGACACCTACACAATACAATATCCCACTGCCCCTGTCAATCGACCGAGCGTTCAAACTGAGGAGGCATCAAGCCTCCTCAGTGCAGTGCCGACCTCATGGGAGGTCGGCCATTAACTCACGCCTCCTCAGTGCAGTGCCGACCTCACTCA